CTCTTAGCAAGAGAGACATCAAACCCCAAGTCAATATCAACGTCGATAGTATCTCCATCGACAACTTTATGTACTTGTCTGACACGGTAAATATATGGATCTTTCATTATTTTTTCTTACCACCGTTCTTTGCTTTCTTTGCCGTTGCGTTTCCCTGGTTTTGTTTTCCACCAGCAGTACCTTTCTTACCTTTGTTTGGTGACTTAGACATTAGCAGTTCCACGCACGTAACGACTTATTTATGCGAGAATCAGGGTCATTGGCAGTTTTGGAAGAAGTTAATTTACTCTTCATACCTTTCATTCTGGCACAGAAAGAGTTTTTACGTGGACCACCTTCGGGTTGAGGTGCCTTCAGATCGCTACCAGGATTCTCTCTTTCATAAGATTTGCGTCCTTTTTCGTTAAGTCCACCTTCTTTGTTCTTACCTTCTTTGCGTTGCCATGCAGCAACCTCACAGAACTGGGTATATGTTTTTTGTTCGTGAGTAGCAGCTGCCGCAGTATTGTGTTCAGTATCTGTAATTTTTGCCTGCATCCATGCAGGAATATCCTTTTCTTTCTTACCTAGTTTCTTTTGAATTTTAGTAATATTATCTTTAGCACTTTTTAATTGTGCCTGTGCCATTGATACTTCGTGGTCTTGAGCCTCTCTGAGTTTTTTCTGTGCTCTCTCGTATTGTCTATGCGCTCTATTTCTTGCCGTCTCTGCTTCCATAGGACTTTTGCCTGCCTTGGTAGCTGCAGCATGGGCTTCATCTCCAGCAGATTTCTTAGCATCGGCAGAAGATTTTGCTGCATTAGCAACATCTTTATTTGAAATAACTTCAGATGAACTTACTCTCTGTTTGATACTTCCAAATTTAGCTCTACGAGCATTTCCAGTAGATACATTTTCGTTGAGATTTGATTCCATTTTTCTATATCCTGGTATACTATTTATCTTTGTTCGATCCAGTTAAGAACTGCTAATGCTTTTTTGTTGGTGTTGGGACTTGCACAAGCAAGAGTATAAGTATCTGATACTGTACCCATGGAACTTCTGCCTATCTGAAGTGCTGCTTTGATATCAAGATCAACCAAAGACGAACCACCAGAAACGGTAAAACCACTCAGCAGAGTTGTACCACCAGACACCGTAGTTTGAGTAATATTGTATTGCATAAATGAGTTTGGATCTGGATGATTTACCCAAGTTCCACCTGCTAGTGTTGCATTCTGAATGAGTGTCCAATAAACATTTGTATTATCGTTTGTTGCGGCTTGCAGTGATCTCAAAAGCATCACACCAGTTAGATTATTAGACTTCAAACGAATACTAATAATTGGGTAGTATGTATCTGAAGATGCCATTGTTGTCCCTGTGATGGGATTTGATATACTCAAAAGAGTTCCAAGTTTCTCTGGTTCTCCTTCTTGAATCAGAGAATTAGAACCCTGATACATGTAATGAGTTCCAGCCGCACCAGTTACATTTTCAATCTCAAGTCTAATTGGTAAGAATGGTGTTCCACACCAAACTCCAGTATTAGTATTTGAGTTATCAAACGTATGACTATGGACAGTCTCATTCTTTATCAACCAATTGAATTGAACGATACCTGCACCATACCATTCATAGTTGATAGAGATCATTTGTTGTAATGTTGGATCTGCAGTTACTCCAGTCCAACCATTTCCATCAAACTTTTCACCATTCCAATCATCTCTGAATACTCTTGTTTCTTGAACAATTCCAGTTACATTACTGCGAATTACATATGAATATACACCACCATTATCCTCAAAATAGGCACCGTTGTTTTCATCAAACAGTCCAAATCTTCTGCGAACACCTGGTACTGGTGTATCAAGACGAATTGCGAATGCGAGTGTTGTACTTCTGCCAGGAATGTATCTCATCACATTCTTAGTTTGACGAACAATTTTACTACCAGCAGTAGATCCAACTTGCATTACAATATTACTGGAATACTGGTTCCAAGCAGCACTAGCAGTTCCAGTTACACTTTCATCCCATACATCAGTTTCTTTACCATACTGAAAAGTATTAAAGAAAACAGTTTGGAATGGAGAAACCTTAAATCTGTTGCTATTGGTGAATTGAGGTCTCCAATCACTTTGGTTTCCCCAGTGATCCGCAATATTCATTACTTCAAAAAGAGTTCTTTCCTGATTCAGAAAGTCTTGTGTATTCTTATTCCACTGAGCCATAATTAGAATGCTCCATACTTATGTGCGCTAGAATCAATATTAATTTTGCTTGATCTAGTAATATTCACTTTTGGTTTGTGTGGTGGATAGATCTGCTGAACCATCGCACCAGGATATTCATCCTGCAACATCCAAGTTAAATCTCCATGATTGGGGATACCATCTTCAGAAATAACTTCTATACGAAATAATTCTCCATTATAGATGATGTCTGCACTATAAGTTTCTCCAACTTGTTCTGGAGTTTTCTCGTTGGAATGTACATGGAGAGTTCCATTGAAATCTCCAGAAATATTTACTGATTCTGAAAGAAATTGTTTGTAGGACTTCATATCATCCTCCAACAATTTGAACTTCTTCTACAACAATGTCAGCGGCACCAGCAGTAATTTTAATGCATTTATGTACATATGCTAATGCGCCACTAGCATATTTGTAATCCGCAGAAGCCGCAGAAGAATTGATATTAGTGGTAATTGTATTGCTTGTAGCAGCAGTAATAGCTTTTCCAGCAGTATCAGCAGACTCAAATGCGGCATCGATAACGGAAGCACTATCTACAACGGCAATATAATCACCAACAATAAAGGGATGCGTATTACCAGTTAGACCGACTCCCCCATCACCCAAAGTGTATATCGCAGTCGCAGAATCGGTTGCTGCAGTAATAGCTGCTCTTGCAGGATTAAGACCTTTCAACAGAACTGATTCTCCTGCTAATAATCTGATAGCAGGACCACTGTTAAATTGAACTGTTGATGCTGAAGTTGCACTCACTCTGTAAATACCAGTTCTGATAATTTGATATTCAGATTGAGACGCAGTAATACTGTTGGTATTTAATACATTTAAAACGGACATGTTTTACTCCGAAAATAATTCTTTCCTATGTTTTATTTAGTCTCCTTTGCATTTTGCTTGAGGATTTTTGCCAGATCTGATGTTGACCCAACAAACATAGTATTATTAACTGTAGTAGGACTTGATCTAGGTTTCTCATCGATATCTTTCATTTTTTTCTGAAGGTCAATCAATTTATCAGCAACATCAGCAACATTTTTAATTAGTTGTCCAGCAACCTCATATGCTCTAGGGTGATCTGAACTTCTAGCAACATCAAGAATGCCATCAATAGCTTCTTGACCTTTCATGACAAGATTGTGCAACTGTGCTCTAGTTACTTCATAATCTTGTTGTATTTCTGGTTTTTGAGATTGAGGAACTTCCTTTGGTGATTCAATAATCTCGGTTGGTTCCACATCAAAAACTTTATCTAGTCCCTCAAATGTACTCATATCGGTTCATCCTCTCCTGTTGCGGGATTCCATTTCTGGATATCTGTAAATTCTGAAAATACCTCACTAAATCCGAAGTCATCATCGGAAGTTGCATCAATCGGATCTGGTTCTGCTGTATATCTTTGAACTCTCGGTGCATTCACAGTATCCATCGAAGTGTATGTATCGACGATAGTTTTTCTGATTTGAGTAAGATCTCTTACAGGTCCGTAAATATAAGTCTTAGCAGTAAATTTCAATGTATAAATTAAAGTTCTTCTTTCATCTAAATCTCCTTCATAATCATCCCTATAATTTACACTATCCAAATTAACAATAATATCTTTAGATTCATTTACTTGGGGAAGCATCTGAATTGTGATATTATATGATGGTTGAAAAAATGGTAAGATTTGCTCTACAATCTGTAAAGCATCATCTTGATTTTTTGATAAGATATTTAATTCAAATTCTAAGTTATATGGAACTGGCATGAATGATTGCTTATCATCAACTCTAACTACTTGAGTTGGAGCAACCTTTCTAGATGTATCGTATGTAATACCAGTTAATTCGAATGCAATTCGAGGTAACGTGATTTGAATTTTTTGTTGGGTTGGATCTGGAGTCTGTCTTAAACGAGATAGAAATTTCTCTGCAGGACCATATGCCAAAGGAACTTTCATAACCTCTGTTTTACCCTCAGCAACTCTTCTTAACTGGATATTATTAAAAAGAGTTCCAAAACCTACAATGGTTTTTTTAAAAATTTCGTGATAAAAATAAGTTCCTAACATTAGAATCTATCCCCCATATCCCCATATTCTCCAAATGGATTGCTTTCACTGAAGTCGAGAATGAGATCACCCTTAACTTCAAAGTATTTATTTTGTGCTCCTTCAATTTCTCCCATGTTATAAGAATCCAATACATTTATAGTGCGAGAAGTTCCTGAAGTAACACCTTTTATTACCTCATTATCTTTTAATTCTCCCGTCAAATTATTTAGTCTTAATAATCTGGTAGTTGGATTCCAAGAAACAACTTCACCGTATACTCTTGCAGGAGATGGTTCTAAAGTAAATGTTGGAGCAGAAGTGTATCCAGATCCAGGATTTAATGTGACACCAGTTACTTGACCAGCACTATTAACTTGAACTGTTCCAGTTGCCTGAGTTCCTCCAGATGGAGGTGCTGAGAAAGTAATTGATGGTGGATCTAAAGGATCATATCCATCCCCAGGTGCCCAAACACTAAATCCTAAAGTCCAGTCAGAATGCGTATACGCTATTGAGGCATCGTTACTTGTTCCATATACAGATTCTCCAACTGTATAATTTCCTGTTCCCCCCGATGGGAAAGTTATATCCAAACTGTAACTATCTTCATCTTCTATATCGTCAACAGCATCAATACCAGTATTCAAATCTTCATGACTGTACTGGAAGAGTTCGCACTTCATTTCCCAAACATAACCTTTACCTAGTTGATAGAATGGTTTTTCGTGCTCTACAAATGTAATTTCAAATAAATTACTTGCCCATGGAGCCCAAATTAAATCTCCTTCATTTGGTCTTCCATCAACAATTAAATCTGCACCAATAAAAGCAGGTTCATAATCTTTGGAACGAATAGTTAATGGTGCTCCAGTAGCATTTGCAGGCCAAATACCTGTAAATGTCCACTGTGCTCCTGGAGTTGCAGTACCAGTAGCAGTAACAATAGTAGCAGTAAATCCACCATTAAATACAATTTCGTGATTTGATGGATTTGCTTGAATTGCTGGACCCCATGCTGGGTTACCTAATCCAACACTGACAGTATTCAATCCGACAGTTGCCTGTCCTTGATAATTCATAAGACCAGTAACTTGAAATCCTACTTCAGGAGTTCCATCTACATTTGAAGCAAATCTTCTTCTTGAAACTACGAATGTGGTTTTATCTTCGATACGGATACCAAATTTCGATAATAAATCTCCTTGCCCTTCCCATCCATCATTGGTATTACAA